AGTGCCATTGATTGGTACGTTAGGAACTACCCTCAAGCCACACCACGCTACTACCGACCGGTAGACAGCCAGCAGGCGGAGCCGGTAGAAAACCACCCGGTGCTACAGCTCATGGCGCAACCTGATCCGATGATAATGGGTAGCCTTTTCTGGGGCTGGTGCATTCAAGATTACAAGTTGTTTGGCAACACTTACCTGAGAAAGATTCGCTCTTCCACCCGTGGCACGGTGACCGCTTTGCAGTTCCTGCCGCAGGACATGGTTCGCCCGGTAGGCAATGGCGTAAACCCTTTGACTCACTACATCTACACCACGGACGGCCGCTCCTTTGATATCCCGGTATCCGACATGATTCACATCCGGTACGGGCGTGACCCAAGCGACATCCGCATAGGTAGAGCGCCGCTTACCGCTGTTCTGCGGGAGATTGCCACCGACAACACGGCATCCACAACCGCATACGGACTACTGGCCAATGGGGCTATGCCTTCATTGATTGTCGGGCCTGATGCCAAAGAGACATCGGTAGACATGAGCATGGATGACGCGAGACAGGTAAAAAGGCAACTCCACGAAGACCTTACCGGGGACGGTTCAGGCGGCATCGTGGTAATGACCGGTGCCTACAAGATGGATAGAGTTAGCCTTACTCCTTCCGAGCTTGCTCTAGATTCTGTGAGGCGTGTACCGGAGGAGCGCATCTGTTCAGCCCTGGGCATCAACCCAATGGTGCTTGGCCTTGGGTCAGGCCTTGAGCGGTCTACCTACAGCAATTATGAGCGCGCCCAGCAAGCAGCATGGGAAGATGGCATGGTGCCATTGCTCCGTACTCTGGCTGACGCTATCACCGCTGACCTGCTGCCGGAATACCCGGAAACACAACAGGGTGATTACCTGATGTATGACCTTGAAACTGTGCGGGCTTTGGCTGACGACATGCAAGCGGAAGCCGAACGAGCGGAGAAGTTGTACAAGTCGGGCATCATTGATCGGGCTGAAGCCAAGCGCATAGCCGGGCTTGAAGCCGTGCCGGAAGATGAAGGGCAGCTACACCCAACGGCAATCCCGGTACAGAGCGGTGGTGGATTTGAAGGTGCAGCCGTACGGTCTTACGATGTCAAGTTCAGACCAACTGAAGCAATGCGGACAGCCGCGCAACGGGCGCTTGATTGGAAGGCTGAAGGCTTTGACGGCGGGACACGGGTAGGCCTTGCAAGGGCTAACCAAATCGTGAATGGTGAGAAACTGAGTGAGGATACTATCCTCCGAATGTACTCTTTCTTCAGCCGCCATGAAGTAGACAAACAGGCTGAAGGCTTCAACGCTGGTGAGGAAGGTTTCCCATCCCCCGGCAGGGTAGCCTGGGACTTGTGGGGCGGTGATGCTGGCTATCGCTGGGCAACATCCAAGCGTGACGCAATGCAAGGTGAAGAGTCCAAGTCTACCGATTGTTGCACTCCGGGGGTAGTGTACAAGAGCCACCCTTTTTACGGGTACGAGCTGGAGATCAGCTCAAACGAGTAGACGACGGCACCGCTAGGATATACGCGGCTGGTCAGAAGTTTAGAAACGATTTGCTGGAGCGTGAAGGTGTAGCCATCAGCCGTATGCAACGAGCATACAAAGCAGCCACCAAAGCCAGCATCGATGAGCTTGACGCGCTGGAAGGACGTATCGCCGAGCGTGAAGCAAACGGCGAACCGCCAAGCGAAACAATCCTTTGGATGCGTCAGCGCATCATAGATAACATCGAGGAACTGGGAAAGAACCTAAAAAAGTTTTCAATCGAGGGGGCACAGATAACCGCTGATGGACAACTCGAATCTGCCATCCTTGCGAATGAGGCGAGCGGGAGCATGGTTGAAACGGCAGCTGGTCGTAAACCGGCAGGAGTTACACTCGGCAGCTCATGGACAACCCTGCCAGACGAATCCCTCCAAGCCTTTGTCGGTTTTTCGGGTGATGGAAGCCCTTTGGGTGTCCTATTTGAAACAATCCCGCAGGTAACCACAGACGCTATGCAGATGGCTTTGGTGCAGGGTATCAGCCTCGGTGAAGGTCCACGGACGGTAGCACGGCGTGTACGCAAAGCAACTGACATTGGCAGGAGCCGTGCAGAGACTATTGCACGTACTGAGATGATACGGAGCGCCCGTGAAGCACAACGGCAACTGTATACGCAGAACCCAGCGGTTACAGGATACCGACGGCAAGCAACACAGGACAGCCGGGTTTGTCTTGCGTGTTTGGCTTTGTCAGGTGTGCTTTATCGTACAGATGAACTGATGCCAACTCACCCAAATTGCCGCTGCGTTCTTATTCCGGAAACCTTGTCATGGGCAGAAATTACCGGGGATTCTTCCATCCCAGACACACGCCCAGCGGTAGCCACGCCTGATCGCATACTTGCCGGCTTGTCTGATGCTGACAAGATGGCCATCATGGGACCGGCTAGATATCAGATGTATCTAGATGGCAAACCGCTTGCTGATTTCGTGCAGGTGGAACCGAATATGGATTGGGGCCCTACAACCCGTGTACTGCCTCTACGAAGCCTTGTTTAGGCACTGTGGGATACTGAAGCCATGGACGTGTTGACATCTACTGTAGACGGTATCAAAAGCGACAGGCTTGGCTATGTCAAAGGCTACCTTGTTCGCTTTGGCGATACCCAAAGTGCTGACCTCGAAGGTGACTATTTCACCAAGTCAACCGACTACGGTTTTCCGATTACCGAAGGCAAGCGCGTACCGCTCAACGTCTACTACCACCACGGTATGGATGCACAGGTAGGCAAGAAGTCCATCGGTACTGGCTACATCAAGATGGATGATACTGGCCTTTGGTATGAAGCACAGTTAGACATGGCTGACGAGTACGGCTCGATGATCGCGAAGCTCTGTAAGCAAGGCAAGATGGGCTTTTCATCTGGTGCTGCTGGTCATCTGGTAGAGCGCAAGAGTATGGGCGGTGCTTCTGAGATTACTCGCTGGCCTATCGCTGAAGCAAGCATCACGCCAACACCAGCCGAGTATCGCAACAGTGTCAAGACCCTGAAGGAGTACTACGGCATGGAGCCCATGATGGATGGTGAAGAAGAAGAAATGGTTATGGCTCCAATGCCTGAGCAATCAGCCGCTGATTATGCGTCTGAGATATTCAAGGAAGCTGAAGGCGAGTTAATCCACGAAGGGCTTGAAGCTTACTGGGATGCGCTTTCCGGAGCAATGGAAGTTATCGAAAGTGCAGACATGGCTAACGCCTTGATCGATGCTTTCGCAGAACGTGCAAAGGCTCTGTATGCCATGCACGGTAAAAAATGTATTCACCCTGTATCTCTGCGGGGTGTAGAACGTCGGCTGCGGGATGCAGTCGGTCTTAGCCGGTCAAGCGCAAAGCGCCTTGCCCCTGTTGTCTGGGATTCACTGCGGGACGCAGACCAGCCAGAAGTGCAACCGGATCTCGTAGTAGAGGCGAAAGCCCATGACAATGACGAGCGCCAGGAACTGCTGGCACGTCTGGAGTTGCTAACACAACTATGAATATTGAACAACTGAACGCCAAGCGCGAATCGCTTTTGGCTACAGCCCGTGAGCTGGCTTCCGGTGAGGGTGACCTCGCACAGGTCAAGTCCATCATGGCTGAAGCAAAGAACATTGACGAGCGCATTGAGACAATCAAGAGCCTTGGCGCTTCCGCTCCTGTAGTTGCACCTGCTGTCAACCCACAGCCTTGGAAGGGTGGCATCAACGTACAGCGCAACCCGTTCAACGGATCTGCTGACGAGAAGAACCTGAAGGCTTATGTCTTTGGTCAGTATGCTCGCCACTTGGCTGGTGTAAAGTCTGCATCCAAATGGTTGTCGGACAATGGACACCTGAAGGCACAGACTGAAGGCACGAACAGCCAAGGTGGTTTCACGGTTCCTGAGATTGTTTCCTCGGACCTTATCTGGCTCCGTGAAATGTACGGTGTTGCTCGCCGAAACAGCCGAATCTACCCGATGTCCTCGGATACCTTGCTTGTTCCTTCCGCAACTGCATCGACAACCGTCTACTATGCATCTGAGGCAACAGCAATCACGGCTTCTGACATCACCTTTGGTCAAGTATCGCTCGCAGCTAAGAAACTCGCAGTTCTCACGATTGCATCCAAGGAACTTGGCGAAGATACTGTAATCGACCTCGGTGCTGCTCTTGCCCGTGACATGGCATACGCCATCGCTAAGGAAGAGGACAACGCTTGTTTCAACGGTGACGGAACCCCCACCTATGGAAGCATCACCGGTATCTTGCAAGCTGTTTACGGCTTGAACGCTACCAAGGCTAACATCGCTGGTGTCGTAGTTGGTGCTGCTTTGTCTGGTGCATCGTTTGCTAACTTTACCTTGGCGAACTTCCAAGCGATGGTTGCAAAGCTCCCGACATATGCAGACAATGCTAAGTGGTACATGCACAAGGACCTTTTCTTCAATGGCGTTGCTGATAAGCTCATCGCCCTTGGTGGAAACGCAATCCTCGACATCCAGAACGCTTACACCCAAGCACCTACCCTGTTCGGTTACCCGATCGAGTGGGTTCAGAACATGCCAAAGTCCCCAGCTGCAACAACCCCTGTTGCTATCCTTGGTGACCTTACAAAGGGTGTTGCATTCGGTGACCGACGTGCAATGACTGTCGAAGTCAGCGACCAAGTCAAGTTTGTCGAAGATGCTTTGACCTACAAGGCAACCGAGCGTTTCGCATTCAACGCGCACGATGTCGGAAACGTATCTGTCACGGCTTCTGCCCGTGTCCCTGGTTCGCTCATCGTTCTCGCAACCAGCAACGCTTCCTAACCCGAAGCGTAGCCACGCAGTCAAGACCCTCGGCAGACGTGCCGGGGGTCTTTTGTCATGTGGGATACTGAGAGCATGATGACACGAGCCGAAGCGATAGCACAGGTATCCTTGTTTTTGGATGCCCAGTCCTACCCGCAGATGTCCACAACCGAGGTAGGGAGCATCCTTGATTCCTTCTCACGGTTCACCACTTGGACGGCATCTACAGCGTATTCTGTTGGCGATCGTGTTGTACCCGTTGTTCCTAACGGGCGTGTGTACGAATGCAGAGTTGCAGGCACAAGCGCGACAACAGAGCCTGATTACCCTGCCTATCCGGAGTATCAGTTCAAGGGTTTCTCTATTGAGGATGGCTCATCAGATCCACGGTTGACTTGGGTTGACCAAGGCCCGGCTAACATCGAGCGTTACGATGTCAGGACAGCCACCCGACAAGGTTGGCTTATCAAAGCCTCCCGATGTGCTTCTGAAATTGATGCCAAAGAAGGCACAAGCGATGTGAAGCTAAGCCAACTCAAAGCACACTGCCTAAGCATGGCAGAACGATATAGACCGTTGGTGTTCGCATGAGTCCTATCCTCCGTGCAACGCTTCAGGCTGGCTTGGTTCGTAACCTTTGCCAGACACCTATCGAGGTTCACCGCTTCACCTTGACCGAAGACGGCAGAGGCGGTGTTACTGAGACATGGCGCAAGGTT